ATGACACAGAAAAAGCAGTAAAAAAATTTCAAACAGATAATAAATTAAAAATAGATGGTCGTGTAGGTGTACAAACTTATAAAGCATTAACAAAATAAATGCACTTTATTTGCACAAAATACAAAATAATGTTATAATAATAATTGAATAAAGAGGTATGTATGAGGACATTTTTTGAAAAATTAAAATTAACAAAAGAGATAGTAACAATTATAATTGGTTTTATAGGATTAATAATTGCAGGTTATGCCTTTTTAATGTCAATTAATGAACGATTATCAACAATAGAAAAAACAACTTTTAGAACAATGATATGGAGTTATGGAATACCTAATAAAGATAAATTAGAAGCGTGTGATAGTTATATAAAATTAGGTTATAATAGTGAAACAAAGAAATATTGTGAAAAACTATTAGATGATGAATTTAAAGATAAGTAATTGACTTATCTTTTTTTTATGTTATAATAATCGACTTGTCAAAGGGGATTGATATGAAAAAAGGATTATGTTTTATTGAAAATGAACATTTATTTAATTTTATTTTGACAAGTATGTATTTTAATGAAGCGAGAAAAGAAAAAGAAATATTTGAATTGTGGAGAAAGGGTTATAATAATTGTGATATTGCAAAACAAGTTGGCTATACAGAAGGAACTATAAGAAATAGGAAAAAAGAATTAGTAAGACGTTGTGATAATTTATTGCAAAGTCAATACTAATTTTTTTATATTATTAATTACGAATATTTACGAATATTTACGAAAATTACGATTTATTACGTTTTAATTGCATTTACTTTATTAAAATATCGTGTATTATAGCAAATCGAGGTGAACAAATGATTGAGAAACTAAAAGTCAAAGCGTTATATGACGATTTTATTAGTAAAGTATATTTAACAGACGAACAAAAGCGTATTTTAGATATGATGATTAATAAAGATACAATAGTTAAAATGAGTTTAGAAATAGGTGTAAGTCCACGTACAATTAATTATGAAGTAAAAAAGATTAAAGAATTATATAAAAATTATTTACAAATAGAAATATCGAAATTAGTTAGTTTAATAAACTAATTTTTTTTGCAATTATTTTACGTTATAAAAGAAATAAAAAATATTATTCTAAAATTGAAAGGAGATATACGCCAAATAGACCTGTTTAAAACGCAGTTTGAAAGGTTCAAAGTGTATCTCTTTTTTTATAGGAGGAAATATGTATAACAACTATAATCCACAAGTTAATATAGATAGAATAAATAATCAAATTGCAGAATTGGAAAGAATGAAAGCACAAATACCACAACAAATGCAACCAGCAATTAATCAAACATTTCAATTAGCACCAACTAATCGTGAAGTAATTAGATACGCTAATTCAATAGACGAAGTGCAAAAAGAGATGGTTATTGGTGATACTCCATATTTTAGTAAAGATTTAACAATAGTATGGATTAAAAATATTAAAGGCGAAATAAGAAGTTTTGAATTGACGGAGATTATTGCAAAAGATAATAAAGATTTAATGATAGAAAATTTACAATTACAAATTAAAGAATTAAGAAAGGAAATTAAAAATGCCAATACAACTAATGAATATGTTGATGACACAGTTGAAGATGAGAAATCCACAAATGTTTCAACAATTTCAAAATCTACAAAAAAACAAAAGTAATCCAATGGAATTATTTAAACAAGTAACAAGTAAATATACACCAGAACAAATGCAACAATTAATGAATACAGCAAAACAATATGGTGTACCAGATGACGTAATAAAACAAGTTAATGAAGGTATTAATGCAAAATAGCATTGATATAAATAAGAAAGAAAGGAGGACCTAAAATAATGAATGGTAATGGCATTCAACCAACAGTAGAATTAGCGACTACAAATGGCAATGGCTTTGCATATCCATACCCAATGATGATGGGTGGCTATGGAAATGGTGGCTTTGGCTATGGAGCAGATTGGATTTGGATTATTGTTTTACTTGCCTTATTTGGAGGTTGGGGAAACAATGGTAATGGTGGCTTTGGTGGTGGTTTTAATAATGATTATGCTTGGCTATCTAATGGTCAAAAAGAAATCATGCAAAATACCAATAATGGATTTAATACATTGCAATTAAGTAATGATATTCAAGACGTTACTAATGGTATAAACTCATTATCTAGTCAACTATGCAACTCAACATATACGTTGAATGATAGCATTAAAGATGGTTTCTATGGCTTAAACACATCATTCTTAAATTGTTGCTGTGAAAACAGACTTGGCGTTCAAGATTTAAAAGCAACTGTTATTAGTGAAAACTGTGCTGACCGTGAAGCATTAAGTAATGGTATTAGAGATATTATATCTAATCAAACAGCGTCAGTACAACGTATTCTTGACCAATTATGCCAAGATAAGATAGACGCCAAAAATGAAAAGATTACTGATTTACAAAGAGAAATCTTAATGAAAGATTTACAAGCAAGTCAAATAGCACAAACAGCCGATATTAGAGCAAATAATGCCGTTGTTGCTAATCAATTAGTAAGTGAGTTACGTTCATGTCCTATTCCAGCACAACCTGTTTATGGAAACACCCCAATATTTACGTGCAATGGAAATAGTGGATGTGGATGTGGAAACTTTACTACAAGTCAATTTGTTTAATAGCATAGAGTAGAATACTACATACTCGTATACGAGAACTTGCTAAAAACGTGTAATTACACGTAATAAGAATAGGGCAAGTACCTATTCTTTTTTTATAAGAAAGGAGAAAAATATATGATAGAAACAATTATAAATCAACCAGAAGTTTTAACAAGTAATACAAGTCCAGTAGTTTTTGATGAAACTGATATTAGAACAAGGTGTGCTTCTTGCTGTGGTTGGTTGGATTATTCAAATGGTAATCCTAATTTTAAGATATTTGGCAATGGGTACACAGGTTATTATGATGTAGAATTTAGTGCTTCTGTTAGTTCTGCAACTGCTGGTGTAGTAGCAATAGGACTTTATCAAGATGGTGTATTAATTCCTGATACAGTAAGAGCAGTAACATTAGCAACAGCAGATGACTATGAAACTGTGTCATTTGATAAAAAATTGAGAGTTTGCCCTCGTGGAACTACAAATATAAGTGTAAGAAGTGTTGATACTGTACCTACACCAACCGACCCTACAACTCCAATAACTACTGTTGCACCTATTGTTACTAATGCCACATTTAGCATAAGTAGAATTTAATGAATAATAATAGATTAGATGTTTTAGGAATATTTTTACAAACATTAAGTCTTGAAATATTATTTAAAGATTATAATAATCGTGATTTAATGAATGAATTACAACATCAAAATAATGATTATTTTGAAATTATTATAAAAAATCAAGAAGAAATTTTAAACCTTTTAAGAAAGGAGGAAAAATGAACGAAAATTTATTAAAGAAAACAGAAGACGCTATTAATCGTATTTTAAAAGAAGGAATAGCGACTACTAATTTAGACCATTTATATAAATTAACTAAAATAAATCACATGATAAAGGAGGAAAATATGTATAATGAATATGGAAACTATAATGGACGTGGACCAGGACACGGAAGTTATGGAAACGAATATGGCAATGAATATGGACGTAGAGGTTATGACGCAAAATATCGTGGACATGACCATTTAGATAGAATGTATAATGAATATGGTAGATACATGGATTATCGTGGTAGATATGGTGCAAATGACCAAGAAACAGATAAATCTTATCACTATATGCTAAAAGCATTAGAAGATTTTATTAAAGTTCTATATGAAGAAGCAGATACACCACAACAAAAACAACAATTACGTGATACATTACAAAGAAGTATGATGTAATATGTTTTATGAATATAACGCCAATCCTTATAAAAACGATATTGAGGATTGTGTTATTAGAGCAATAAGTGTTTTAACAAATAAAGATTGGGAAGAAGTATATGATGAATTAAGTGATTTAGCACGTGATAATGGACTATTATTTAGTAATGTAAGATTTGTTGAAGATTATTTAGACAATCGTTATAAAAGAGAATGTCATTATTCAAAAACAGTTGGTGAATTTGCAAAAGAATTTCCTTATGGAAAATATGCGATAACCATGAATGGCCATATTACAGCGTTGATTGATGGAGTTATCATAGATAGTTTTGACCCAAGAAATCGTGTTATGCGTTGTGCGTGGAAAATAGACGTTTAAAAACGTCTTTTTTTATGTTATAATAAAATTGGTGGGTATATGATAATTGCGTGTGATAGATTTAATTATAAACAAATAAAAGATGATAATGATTATATATATGTATTTGAAGATGAGCCATTACAAGACTTATTAAAAACAAATTTACATTGTATTCATTATTCAAAATTGAAACACGTTGACATTAATACAACCAATTATAATATACATTGTAAAAGAAAATTAAAAATAACTGATGATTTTACTTTTAAGAAACGAGATTATAAATTTGGTATTATTATTCCTAATTACAATTATTCACATACTATAAGAAAATGTTTAGATAGTTTAGTAAATCAAACATATAAAAATTTTGAGGTTATATTTGTAGATGATGTTTCAACAGACAATAGCGTAGCAATAGCAAGTACATATAAAGATAAATTAGATATTAAGATAATCCAATTACGTCAAAAAAGATTAAATGGTGGTGCAAGAAATGAAGCATACCTTTATTTAAGTGATGATGTTGATTATGTTTATTATTTAGATAGTGATGATTGGCTTTATAATGACGCATTAGAAAAAATCAACAATACAATAGATAACGAACAAGATGTAATATTTACTGGTTTAGCAAAATGTCGCAATGGAATAATAACAAAAGAACGCATACCAGATTATAAAGATAGATACGAAGCAATACAAGGTTGGAGTGGCGTTGGTAAAGCAATTAAGAAAGAATTAGCAACTAGACAAGAATGTCTTTATAATGAAGGCACATTAAAAGAAGATAGAAACCAACATAGACGTATTTGTATATACATGAACGATTTTAAATGTTTACCAGATTTAGTTTACGTATGGAACCAAGATAATCGTAAATCAATAACGACAATACGTGAACAAATAATGTGGGGTACAAGTACAATACGACAATATGCAGATTTAATGAGTTTATATTTAAGTGTTAAAGGTCAAGACAATAAAATAGACACAATATTAGAAGAAAGTTTAAATAAATGTTTACAAGAAATAAAATCAGGAGGAGATAAGCAATGGTAGAAAATTATATTATAATGTGTGGTGGCGATTATGGTTGGGAAAAGCCAAGACAATTAAGTGTAGTAAACGGTGAAGTATTAGTAGAACGTACAATTAAATTATTAAAAGAATGTGGCGTAAAAAATATATCAATAAGTACAAATAATCATGAATTTGATTATTTAGGCGTACCAATATTAAATCATGAAAACAATTATAAAGTTGAAGGTAGTAAAGTAATTAGTGGTGGTTGGTATAATGCTTTTTATCCAACAGATGAACCTACTTGTTATATATTTGGTGATGTTTATTTTTCACCAAAAGCAATTAAGACTATTGTAGAAACAGATACAGATGATATTGAATTATTTGGTTCTAAAAAGCCTTTTGCAAAGAATTATATGAAAACACATGAGGAACCATTTGCGTTAAAAGTAGCAAATCAAAAACATTTAAGAAAAGCGATAGAAAAGACACGTGAGTTAGATAAACAAAATAAATTTTGGCGTAGACCGTTAGTATGGGAATTATTTACGGTTATTAAAAACGCACCATTACAAACAAAAAGAGATTGTTATACAACTGATTACGTAGGTATAAGTGATTACACTTGTGATATAGACAGAAAGTATGATATAATAAGATTAGAAACGATATTAGGAGGAAATATGGTTAAGTTAGAATGTACTTACGAATTTACATTAAAGAGATTTAATGAGTTATTTAACATTACAAGGAAAAACGCTGATAAGAAAGCAGATGGTTTGTTATATGTAGGCGATACGTTTGAATGTTCACAAGAACTAGCAGATTACTTATTAGGAAATAATCAAAGTAAAATCGTAGTAGCAAAAGTACTTGAAGTAATACCAGAAGTTCAAATAATATCACAAAGTCCAGTTGATGAATTAAAAAAAGGAATAGAAAAATCAACAAAGACAATAACAACAGCAACATATAAATCAAAACGTACTAAAAAAAGCAAGAAATAATTTGAATTTATATTAGAAACAGACAAAACAAGAGAAGTCAAATAAGACTTCTTTTTTTTACATTTTGTTATTGACAATTAGTTAAAAAGTGATAAAATAAATTACTTGAAAGGAGGACGTATTCTATTGAAAAACACAGTAATCAAAAAATTTATAGATTTAGATTGGTTAAGATGTATTAATAAAGTAAGACAATTTTTAGATGAATACAATTTAGAATTAATTTCTTTAAATGTTGAACGCATACAAGACAAAGACAAGAAAATTTATTATGAAGCAGAGATAGAATATGGACTAGGTGTAAGATGACGAATTATAACCAAGTAAATATCTATCGTAAGCAAATGCAAGAACTAGGTTTAAATACAAAGCAGTACGCAAAATTAATTAATATGCCTTATGAAGTAGTTAAAGACATAATTTATGATAAAGAAGGAGAATATAGTATGGAAATAAAAAATTTATTAAGAAAAAATATGATGAATAAACATCAAGAAATTGAAAACGATTATGATAACGCCAAGATAAAAGCAATGGAAATTAAAAGAGATATTGATAAAGAAATTGATTATATAGATTGGTATAACAAAGTTTATGATTGGAAAACATTAAAAATGAAATTAAAAGTAAGTTCAATGAAAGATTTTATGAGTAAATATTGTCTTATAACACAAAATAAAAAAGCAAGTGAATGGACATATCAAATATTATGTTATAAAAAAGAATATCCTGACCATCATGTTGACCCAATTAAAAAGCAAGAATTTATTGAACAATTATATGATATTATTGAAAATGATAATGCAAAATTTTATAAAAGTAGAAAAGTTGATACAAAAACAATAATAAATAAACAAGCAAAAGTAGATTTGCGTAAATGGTTCAAAAAATTTGACATTAAACAATGGAAAAAACAAAACAATGTAAGCAATGAAGATTTATGTTATATATTAGGAATTGCTTATACAACAGCAAGTCATTTATCAAATAAAAGTAGTTATTCAATTAAAACATTAGAAAAATTATATG